ATGGAAGCTATAAAGAATAAAAAAGAAGTTCTTTTGAGTGTAAGAGACTTGGAGGTCACATTCGGCTCAAAACGTAACCCTTTTAAGGCTGTAAAAGGAGTAAACTTCGACATATATAAAGGAGAAACATTTGGCTTGGTTGGCGAATCAGGTTCAGGCAAAACAACGATAGGCCGCGCCATAATGAGAATCCATCCAACCAGCGACGGAACAATAACATATAAAGGCGAGCGTATAAACGGAAAAATATCTCCTGAACTCGACAAGAGGGTTATATCCGAAATTCAGATGATATTTCAGGATCCTATGGCTAGCCTTAACGAACGCGCTAAGGTCGATTACATTATTGCGGAGGGTACATACAGCACACGAAAGAACCTGACCAGAAAGCAGCGTACGGAGCTGGTTGATGAATCACTGCTGGATGTTGGCCTGCTTCCTGAATTTGCAAGCCGCTTCCCGCATGAGTTTTCCGGCGGACAAAGGCAGCGCATAGGCATAGCAAGGGCGCTTATAATGGAGCCTGAATTTATAATTGCGGATGAACCGATAAGCGCGTTGGACGTATCAATAAGGGCTCAGGTGCTGAACCTGATGAGCAAGCTGCAGCGTGAACGGGGGCTTACATATCTGTTTATAGCTCATGACTTAAGTGTTATGCGGTTTATCTGCGACAGGATAGCTGTTATCCATAAAGGCGTAATAGTTGAACTTGCCGAATGCGAAAAGCTGTTTGAACATCCGTTACACCCATATACTAAGGCTCTCTTAAGCGCGCTGCCTCTTGCTGATCCTGATAAAGAGAAGAGTAAGAAGCTGATAGTGTATAAACCTAATGAGTGCCATTTTGACTATGAAACCAATCCTCCTGTTTGGAGGGAGATTGAAGAAAACCACTTTATACTTGCAAATGATAGGGAAGCAAAGCAATACCAAGATGAACTGCGCTGATATTTGACGGGGTTACTTTGCGATAAGCCGGATAGGGCTCGAAAGCCTTATCTGGCTTTTTTATTCCCATTCATCAATACACTCCACATTACCGGTCACCTCTTTAACCCACTTATACAGCAGCTTACGCATACGGCTGCTTGGCAGATACAGCCATATCTCCTGTCCGCAGCGCAGCCTGCTGCGCCATAGCCATTGAACCATAGTTGAGGTGGCAAGAGCATCATTATTAAACTGAATACCGTAAGACTTAAAGTAAGATACTATCTTGGGATTTGGGAAGATATTTATGAGGTAGGCCAGAGCGTAACAGTGACGGTAGGCATTGACGGCGCGAGCATTGTGCGGCACAAAGGATTGTGGGCTTTGGAAGCTTTTCCTCCGCAGGGCATCTTTAAAAGTTGACGTGGCCGACCAGAAACGGTAGTTGGCGGGCGCATCACATTTGTGCCTGAAGAAGTTGACGGTGTTATTTGCTAACTTCCCTATAAGTTTAGGATCGGACTTACTGAACCAACTATGTGATAAGGCAAGTCTGTCATCGCCGATTGCATTCAACTTATGCCCACTATATAAATGAATGGTGGGCAGCGTTATACGCATCGCAACTCTTTTATCAGTAAATTCATAATTTAACCCATCGACGTGCCGCACACCTATGTAGTCAATGTCTATATCGTTAAGCTGACAATAACAGTACAGATACTGCCCCTCAAACATATACGTTAAAATAGTCACCGACTCAAAAGCCTCAAATACCTCGATAGGCATCATCCACAAGAGGAGCTTGTCTTGGCTGTATGTCACATAGCCTCGCTCTATTTGCTGCCGAAGCTCGTCCCATTGGCCATTATAACGTTTGTCTTTCCAAGTAACCTGCGTAGTCTCGGGATCAATCTCAATAAAATCCGAAGCTAACAGTGATTTCACATCATTCTTATTGATATCAAGCAATTTCACCGTATCTACAACCTCGTCTAATATGAGGTGATAATGCCATTGCCTGATTAACTCTCGAGTCTCTTTTGAATAATAATAGAACAGGGCGTGCGTACTTGCTATGTTGATGCCGGATTTCAGCAGACTGTGCAGCGACTCCAGCTTACTGCCCTCAGCTGTCTGCGGTTGCTGGAACCCGCGCTTCTCACATGCCGCGCACACACGTTCACATTCGTTAAGGTAGGGAGTGATAAACATATAGCGCCTGTCAACGCATCTGTCCATCTTGACAATGGCGGCCTGAGTCTTGCCGCTCCCCATAATTGCATCACACACTTTTACTTTCATTAAATCCTCCTTTGTACATACAAAAATATTTTTGTCACCACTTTGGTGACAGAATTTTTGAAATAGGCTTAATTTCAGGGCTTTTTTGACTCTTCTCCTAATATATCAGGAAAGCTGCAGGTATGGTTGCTCCGCAAACCACGAGGGCATAACGCTATTCGGTTGCGCCTAATTGGGAATTATGTGTTGGCTATAATACCATAAGCACCACTTATCTGTCAATATGCTCGCTCGCACCACCGGTGACTCGCTCGCGTTTTCCCCTTTTTGCCCTTATAACCAAAAAATGTTCTTCGGGATATAAGCTGTGCGTATAGTGTAGTTCGGTGCTCTCGGCAAGACCATTCGATATAACCATAGATTATAGGTAAAAAACGTAGACGTTTAGGGGATTTTTGTTGCAGGGTGGGAATAGTGCTGGGATGGATATTGGGATGTATGAATTTTGAGACGGATGAGAGGGAGAATCGGCGGGTGAGGTGTGGGCGGATGTACTACACCGAAAAGCGCCCGGAATATTGGCTGAAACGGTTGAAAATACCCCCTTATATATCTGTAAAAAAATCCGCCATTTTCTACGTTCGGCGGATATTAGGGGGATCAGGGCTAATAAGGCAGGATTAAACTAATAACCATTAGTTAAAATTATCGTTTAACGATAATCGTCCACACTCCATCCACACCCCATCCACACACTTATCCACATTATCCACACCGCCATAACGTGCGCTTATAACATCGCGACCTCAATATAACGACAAACTGCCTACCCACCACCACCGCAAAGCGGTACAATAGCAGTACCACAATAACAGGCCACACAATGGGCCGGAAAGAAGGATAAACTTATGAACACCAACTACACACACACCACCACCGAACACGCAACTATAATTGCCCGCACGGCATTGCGTACTTGCGCCGCTAAAGCTGGACGCGCTGAAAAGATAGACAATATGCGGGCGGCATTAGGCGGGCGGGATGCGGCTACAATGCGTATGTATGGCCGTGCAATGGATGATACGGACGCATATGACGCGCTGCGCGTCCAGCCGTTGACCGATGCGGCAGATCTTGTGCAGGTCGCCGCGCTTGCCATTATCGAATGCGCCGCGCCTTGCATAGCTGATGCGATAGCCACCGATGCGGCCTATATTCTGCCCGATGCCGTGCGCAAAGCCGCCTATAAGGCCGTACACAAGGCCATATATGCCGCCGCCGTGCGTCCGGCATTGCGTGATACATACATTGAAGATATGGCGCATACGGATGACGGTATGGAAGTATCCGATCCCGAATACATCAAAGTGACGCGATACTATGACGTGCATGACTGGGCAGATTATGCCGTTACTATGGATATGTTGGAGCAAATAAGGCCGTTGTTAAAAGACAAGCAAAAAGCCATTCTCCATTATCGTTTACAGGGGATGAGCGTTACAGCGATAGCCGAACATATGGGCGTAACTCAACAGGCAGTTAGCGACACACTCAAGCGTATACGCATTAAGGCCGCAACGTTGTGGCCTGATGAAACACGCGCATTCAAACTGTAAACAAAGCCGCCGCAAGGCGGCTTTTTTTTATGCAAAAAAATTTTTGTAAAAGCCTTGTGAAACGTCCTTTTCATTCCCCTATAACTGTAAGCGCAAAGCAAGCGGCACGAACACAAGCCACAAAGCAAGCGTTTACAACGTTACGCGCGGGACGCAAAGCCGCGCGGCAAAGCGTTGAGCAAATACGCTTGACTGTATCGGGGTTAGTTACCGCCAACGTGCAAGCATACATTGATATGCGTACAGGCAAGAACAGGCCGTGCAAGGCGTTCCGCGCCATTGCGTAAAACAGCCCATTACATGGAATTCGTTCCGCGTCTGCCATGTAAGCGTTTGAACCTGCATTGTGTTGAAATGTAAGCGAACACGCAAGGGCAAAAAAATAAGTGTATCAGGCGGGTTATACCTTAACAGGTGTAGCCCGCTTTTGTAAGACTTTTGATTAACGTACTGATTGTTAATCAAAGGGCTTATGGCCCTTAGTATAACAAATATTAAGGAGATACAACAATGAATTCAACTGAAATGCGCAAGAACCTTGAAAGCGATATCCAGAACCTGAATGGCCTTATCCTTGAGAACAAGCCCAATGACGAAATTGCAAAGCTGCTGCACGGCGTGAGCGAAAACGTAAGCAAGCTGAATCTCATGGTTATGAATGAGGAATTTTCCGTGCTGCGGGCATCTGATAAGCCCATGTACAACGCAATCATGGCGTTGGAAGTGAGCAAGATAACATTGGGGCAGGATAAGGAAAATGGCAAGTATATGCTTGTCGATGGGAAAAAGATTATCGACTTGGCGGCGTTCAACCGTTTCTGTGAACCTCAGAAAATCAGTAACGAATCCGGCTGGGTATACCGGGCGGATAACATGGCGCGTCTGCTGTCCGCTTATGCAACGGCGGAATTGGGCGGAGACTGGAAGGAATTGCTTAACGTGTACCGCATGGACAAGCACGCGGAACGTACTCAGGAAAAGAATCCTATCAGCAAAACAACATTGACGAAAGAGCTCCAGCGTCTGGTGGATGCTATCATATTCGAGGACAACGGCGAAGAAAAAAACATTTATAAGGTAACGTCTCAGGATATCGCCTTTATGGTGCTGACGGCGTGCAAAGCAGGCAAAAAGCCTAAGACTGTGGCTATGCCTAAAGGAAATACCATAATCAAACTGGTTGTGCAGGTTATCAACCGCGTCATAACCGGAACGTCCTATGAATCACTGTACGAGCGCAATAAGTAATCTTGCGTTTTATTCCTAAGCGTGATATGATTAGCGCAAGGGTATGGCCTTTCGCTTTTTAACCGATAGTTTATGTGGTAGTGGGCTATCGGGGTTAGTGTTCACGGAATGTCATACCCCGTCATAAATCATAGATTAAGCCCCGCGCAATGGTGTGCGGGGTTTGCTTGTATGATTTGGGAAAGCCTTGCCTTATCGGGCGCGGTATGGTAAGCTGTGAGTAAACGTAAGAAGGAGATGCACATGAAGGAAATCATAGATATCACACCTATGAGCGAGGAAGAACGCTTCTGGGCGCTTTTTGCTAAGGCATACAATATGCAACAAGCGGCAGATGCAAAAGCCTTGTACGCGCTTAATAAGCAACGATATAAGGAAATGCAAGAAGCCTACGAATTGCTCAAGGAATTGGCTTTGGATTGCGATTCTAATGCGAAAACAGCACTTCGCATAAATGAATTCGACAAGCAATGTGGATGCATTGACATTATTTGCAGCAACTTCGGAGCGGAAACCGATCAAATGGAAATGTTTTTGTCCGCAGCTCATCTTGCAGATAATTTTGATGTTATGCCGAAAACAGATGGAAACTTAATCATCACTTTTTCATTCAACAACGTAATGACAAAAAGGAAATAAACACAGAACTCAATTACGGGTCACGCAACGGCGTGGCCTTATTTTTATGCTCACAAAAAGGGGAAACGCATATGAAATACTATCGTATCAAGCCGGAGTATGACAATGCCCGCTTGCTGAACCGGGCAAAAAGAACCTTTGACGGCATACTTATCGGCAACGAATTGTATACCGTCAGGGAATGGGAAAAGTTGGTGCTGAAATATCGCGTGTCGGAAGCGGTGTGCGATATCGTAAACATAAAACCCAAGGAAACATATTGGTTCTTTGGCGCAAGATTCGCAAATTAGGAGGAAATAACAATGTCTAAATGGGAAATCATGCAGCGCGTGGCAGATACGCGCAAGGAAATCGAAACGTTTGCGCAAGACTGGGCGGACGTGCCGGGCGGAACACGCAACCCGCTTGCCATGGCCGACTGGGAAAGACTGTGGCGGCAACTGGATGAGCTGTTCGCGGCCTTACGGGGCTGTGCCGTGGCGTAGGAGGAAAACCATGCAGCAAATCATAACCAATAAGATTAAATGCAAGAAGTGCGGGGACGTAATCGAAAGTGAATACACCCACGACTTCAAAATGTGTAAGTGCGGCGCGGTTGGCGTGGACGGCGGACATGCGTATCTGCGGCGGCAGGGAAACCCCGATGACTGGGAGGAATTGAGCGAAACCATGGAAGAACCCGACTTAACGCTGGAGGAATTTCAGGCCAAACTGAAACGCCAGCAAAGCGTTGATAAAGCCTTGGCCATTCTGCTAACGGCAACGGACGGCGTAAATAAACCATTTCAAGATGCGCTGGACGAATATGTGGCAGGGGAAATCACATTGGACGAGTTAGAGGCTCGTGTAGATAACTTAGAATTCTTGGACGCTTAATGGCGTCTTTTTTTATAAGGATATAATAAAATATGAAACACTATAAGCTCCGCCCGTACAGCGTGGCGTGGTATGCGGTGCAAACGGCAGGAATCGTCTTTTTAATCGTCACATGGTATATAATATTCGTGCTCATCTCAGCTATGTAACAAAAGAAAGGGGAAGTGAATATGGAAAAGTATATTTGTGCGAACTGCGGTGCGGTAATCGAAGACGAAGAAGCAATGATAACGGCGCAGGATGGCAAAACATTTTGCAATGAGGAATGCGCTGAGGAGAAGGACTATGTGCAGTGCGAGCACTGCGGGGAATGGACAGATGACTGGATAGAGACGACCGATGACCGCTGCTTTTGTAGCAAGGAATGCGCCGAAGAAATGGGTTATCACAAGTGTACGGACTGCGGTGACTGGGAACCTAACTGCGTGGAAGTGTCGAACCAAGGCATGGTGTGCGAATACTGCCGCGAGCATGGCTCCTATCATCAGTGCGAGGATTGCGGTGACTGGTGCCGTGATTTTGATATGCGCTGCGATGATAACGGAATATGGGTGTGTGACTGGTGCTATAACACAGGGTGGAATACTTGCGACAACTGCGGATGCTTGGTGCATGATGATGATGTTCACATAATCGACGGCTATATCTACTGCGAAGACTGCGCGGAGGAAATGGAATCCGCAACTATTCACGACTATTCGTACAAGCCAGACCCAGACTTTTATGGGAAGCGGGAGGACTTCGCTCACGGCACACCGCTGTATATGGGCGTGGAGTTGGAAGTGGACAAAGGCAAAGACCCGGAAAAATTGGCCGAGGAATTGCAGGTTAATGTGCCGGAAATCTACTGCAAGCATGACGGCAGCCTCGAGGATGGCGTGGAAATTGTGTCCCATCCCTGCACACTTGCCTACCACATGGACGAACTTAACTGGGAATGGATACGGAAGAAATGCTGTGAGTACGGGTTCACATCACACGATGCCGGAACGTGCGGTCTGCATGTACACGTCAACAGAGATTTCTTCGGCAATACCCAAACTGAAATCGACTTGAATATCGCCAAGGCTGTGCTGCTGGTCAATCGGTTCTGGGAATCACACATGATACCGTTCAGCCGCCGCACGGAAGAACAGCTAAACCATTGGGCAAGCAAGAACGAAATCGCGCTGGAGGATGATGACAACGATGCCACACTTGCCAACAAAGCGCGTGATCTACGCAACAAAGGCCGATATTACGCCGTCAACCTAAGAAACGCCAACACGATAGAGTTCAGACTGTTCCGAGGAACGCTAAAAGCAAGCACATTCAATGCAACACTTCAATTCGTAGATACCCTTTGCCGATTCGCTAAGAAACTAAACATCAACGACATAAATAAAACCACATGGGAAGATATATTCCGCGACGTGGATTACCCAGACCTTATTGACTATTTGACCAAGAGAACAACATTCCATAGACAACAGGAGGCAGCATAATCATGTGCATCATAGTAGTAAAGAAGGCCGGCATAGCAACACCCAGCGAGGAAATGTTCGAGAATATGTGGAACCATAATCCGGACGGCGCAGGCTTCATGTACACGGCCAACGGCGGCGTGTGCATCGAGAAAGGTTTCATGGAATATAAAGACTTCTATAAGGCATATAAGCGCGTAGAGGGCAAAATAGACACTGTGCAGACGCCTATGGTATTCCACTTCCGCATAACCACACACGGTGGCACATCGCCTGAGAACACACATCCGTTCCCTGTGACGGACAATCTGAGTATGCTGCGGAAACTCATGTGCAAAACCAGTCTGGGTGTGGCGCACAACGGCATACTGAGCGTGCAGCCGAGGAGCGGCATAAGCGACACGATGGAATACATACTGACCCAGCTCAGCACCATGAAATGTATCAACAAACACTTCCCACAGGACAAGTATTTCCGCAAGCTGATAGAAAACGAAATAGGCGGCTCACGGCTGGCATTCCTCGACATGGAAGGTAACATCAGCACCGTGGGGGACTTCGTGACGGACGAGCAAACCGGATTGATGTTCAGCAATACGTCCTACAAGACACCGAAATACTGGACTCCGACCAAGAGCGTGTGCGACATTTTTGACCTTGGTGGCACAGTAACCCTTGACGGCAACAAATACAGCGACTACGGCGAGTTTTACGTGGATAAAAAGGGAAATGTGTATGGCTACAACTGGGAGGATGACATGCTCTATCCCAGCGAGCGGGCAGAGTTGGAGGGCGGAGCCAAGTACGATTCAAAGCTGGCCGAGCTGATGCCGTATTGCATGGATATCAGCTTTGAAGAACTGCTGGACTACGAAGATGAATACGATCGCTGCTATTGGTGTGGCGAGATAAAGTGCAAGGATAAGCTGGAACACACGGAAATAGGTATGCTGTGCGAGGATTGCATGGCAGAGCTGGAAAGGTAACAATGACCAAGGAATTTGAAACACGAATACAAAAAGAGAGGATAATTGATACCAAGATTTATCGTTATATTTATGAATGCGACTTCGATAAGGCCGTAATTAAGAGGTTGCCCATAAGGGAGCTCGATACCACAGCGGCACTAACAGATTGGGAAATTGTTAAGATATACAGGTGAGGTGATATAATATGGCTAACAGATCATTCTATGTGGATGAGATATACCGCAATGAAAACGACGATTTCTATACCGGCTTGGCACTGGAACACAACGAGTGGCTCAAAGATAGATATAAATTTGAAAAGGTGGCAGATCCGTACACGACTTGTAGGGGCAAGACTGTGCGCTGCGAGTACAGCCAGATATTCTATCCAGACAGTCAGATGTTGCTCTGCAACGATATTGCGAGTGTGGATGGGAACCTGTATGACAACATTGAGAACGGTGAGTTGTGCCGCTACTACGATGCCGACGACAACGAGGTGGACGCGGATGACGATTGGGAGAGTGAGGAACCAATAGAAATCTACCAGTATTATCTGATTGACCGCACCACGGCAGAACGGCTGAAGGAACACACGGACGAAATCATCTTCTACTGCGAGATGCTTGATCTGTGCGTGCTGGGTGTGACGCACTGGGGCACCGGCTGGGATTATGTCGAGACGGACTTTGTGTATTGATGGGAGGAAAGATGTGAATAACAGAAAAGCAAGGAGGAATAATAAATGGCAGTGAAAGTATATAGTGTATACGGTCTTATTAGCGAGTATCAGCGTATGCATCCTAACGGGCACTTTTTTGACAGAGATACACTCAAATTCTTTGGGGAAACGGTAAGCTCAATGCGGTTGCTAAAAGGAACTGTGAAAGCGACGGATAGTATGGGCGAAGAACACACTTGTTATATTCTCAGCAGCTTGCAAAAGAAACACCCAATGGGGCCGCGCCGTGCGTATCATCATTTCGATGTGGAAACACTGGAACATGTTGTGAAGTAAGGAGGGGCGGAAATGGAAGTAAGGGTGCAAGCTGAGTTACAGCGCATTTTAGATGATGAATTGCGGTGGGTTTTAGACAGTAAGGAAGGTGACGACTATTATTGCACTTATCCTGCCAACTATCGTGACGAAATATCATCGTCGGATATAAAGGAAATCTTTCAAAGCGATGACCCGGACACCGCATTTTATGAGGCTATTGATGATGGGTGGTTCTGGAACATAGAAGACATGAAAGCCGATACTATGTCTAACGTGAAATTGGCATGGGATGAGGACGTTGCCGAGTGGGATGAAGTTGAAGATGAAATCACTGCTTATATTGATGAGCACGTACATTGGCAGCCAGATTATCGCCATTATCTCGACCAGAAAGTGAATGTCGACATTCTCATAGATACGGGCGATGGCAATTACGATTATGTTCTAAATTGTGTGTACCCGGAAGATGATGAAATTAATGATAAAGCGGCCCTAATGTGGTTAACCGAACAGATGGGGTATACCAAGGAGCAGCTTAATAAGGCGCGGAAGGGCACAGATTTTGGCGGCAGTGCCTATTTGAAATCGGTTGAGCAAGAACTTGCGAATCGTGCCAGCGACATGCAACAGTTGGTATTTCTGGTGTCAATGACATTGGGTGAGTGTTTGCAACTGAATCAACGCATTGCTGCAAGCCAGAATCCTGAGTTTCGTTATGAGCCTTGGAAAAACACCAGCGAGGATTACATTACCGTGCCGCGCACCGTCATGTGCGGGCTGTTTGACAAGTGGAGCGGCGCTGGCAGCGTGTTGGAAATTGAGTTAGAGAAGGATTTGCGGATTCCGCTGAAATTCATAGACGCGGCAATACCAGACGAAGCTGTATCCAGATGGAACATCAGCAATGTATACGCGATGTGTGCATCGGCGTGGCGCACAGAATTAGTTAAGGAGGAGCGATAAATGGCATATACAATACACCCCTACAGTACGGACAAAGGGTACACAGCTAAAAGCGTAAACGACAATATATCAAGCATCATGTCACGGATGGTGCAGATTGCAGGGCGATTATGCGAGGACTATGCAAGTGATGTTTACTATTCGTTGGTCGGATATGATTACGACGTGCGTGAGAATTGTAACTATGACAGGCTAATAGTGTTTCAAGAGAGCGGTGTAACTGAACGCAGAATCGAAAATAATACTGTAGACCGTAAACCCGAAGGTATTCAGTATTGGAGGCTGACGTGGGATTCTCAAAAGAGAGAGGGCGTGTTTACAAGAGTTTATTTGAGGAGGTATAAATGATGGATAAGGGCTACATGAACCAAGGCTATGAAATCAAAATTTTTCACGAAGTTGGCGATGGGGGCGTTGCAATAGGTATGCGATCCGGTATAAAAGATGACCCCGCTCCGTTTGTGGTGTGGAACTATGTTTATGAGAATGGGGTCCCATCATTTTATTGGGGTGGATATTCGGATGAAAGGTTGCAGGCTATAACAACGTTTATAGAAAGAACACGAGCGTTAGTGTCGAAGTTGGACTGGCCAGCGTGGTGCGCACTGAGAACGCAGGAGGAATCAAAGTGATAGACTACATTAAAGACGCAATTCAAAGTGGGTTGTACCAAGACTTTTTGGGCGAGGACAGCCTGTTGGTGGATGGAATCCATGAGTATTATGGCGAACAGCTAACTTGCGAGAAATTCTATGCCTACCCAAGTAGTACGGATGATAATGTGGTGTATGTTGATATTGGAGGGGGTTCAGTTCACAGATTCAAGATAACAATAGAGGAGGTCTGAACTATGACAAACACTTATGGTATTACAATGAAGGGGCTGCGGGACGCGGCAAAAGCAACTAAGCGCCTGACTGGTGCAATACGCGAGCTTTGGCCGGGCGAATACTAAATTAGAAAGGAACCGAACTATGTTTGAAAATTATCTTTGTATCAATGGTAAGAAAACGAAATTGACTGACGAGCAGATGCGGCAACTTGGCATAACGCCTGTTGAAAGTGAAATAGCAAAGATGTCCCGCATTTCTAAAGCGGGAGAAGCAGAAGCTTACTATAATGTACATGATACCATTGTAGTGGATGGTATTACATTTGAGATTGTGGGCATAGGTCACGATATAGACGCTTTAACCGGAAAGTATAACACTATTACGCTGAGGCAGGTGGATCATATAAAAAAGAGTCGCATAGATCCCGGTTCTTGTCCTGATGGATTTGCTGCCTCTGAATTGGATAAATTTCTTATAAAATCGCCCCAGAGTTGGATTCCTGAGTCAATATTGCCTTATGTGCGTACAGTGTCGAAAGAATATGTAATGCATAATGGTAGTATTAAAGTTATGTGTCGCAAACTATGGGTGTTTTCTGAAAGCGAAATGTTTGGCAGTGCTATTTATTCGCCTGCTGAAGATGGTAAGCGGTATGAGGCGTTCGCAACGCGCAGGGATAGAATTACTTTTGGCAAGAAGGGCTCCGCTTGTTCGGCTTGGTTGCGTTCCGCGTATTTCGGTGACTCCCGCTTCTTTTGTGTGGTCGACACTTCTGGATTCGCGAGCTATAGCTATGCCTTGGACTCGTATGGCGTGGCGCTGGGTTTCTGTATTTGACACCTAATCTCGTTTATGAGCAATTCTATATCTTACACAACCAAAATCTATCTACAAAATAATAAAAACGTCACAGAGGGGCTATTGGGGGCTCTGGTGGCATCTGAGGAGGTATAACTATGTATTTTGAATTCTATCCCAAACGACTGATAGCATGGATTATCGTTATCGTGATATTGACGTTCTTATCGAACTGAGGAGAAAGAAAGCAATGTTTCACTTAATGGCATACAACAAAGATCAAGACAGATATGATAAATGGCAATCCGGTACGCTTCAGGAGATACAGGCAGAGGCATTGTTTTGCCGGGACTTACTGCGAAGCGATGACTTGAGAGATGCCAGTGGTGAACCATATGATTGGATGGAAATATGGGATGATAATGGCACGAGAGATATCATAATCACATGCGACGAAATCAAAACTGACGCTGTTATCTAACTGAGGAGGAAAAAGTAATGGTAAAGGTCATAAGCAATGATACAAAAATCAAAATAGAAACGAGTCAGGGCACGCTAATTGCGAAGCTTTGCGATGACCCGAACTATCCCGGTATCTGGTTGGAAGTTGATAGGCCGGAGTTCGGCAACAGTATGGCGGTGGCAAAGCTCGAAGTGTACGAAGACAGTGGCCGGGTGATGCTGGATGTGTACAGCGATGCTTTGCAGGATGAAGTAACAGAGCAGATACCGATTGAGAATCTCGATAGGTGGGAGGAAATGGCAGCGGAGGACGGCGAACAAATGGATATAGGCTGGATGAAAACTGATGAGTGCCAATGGATGCGCTGCAATGACTGGGATAAAATAGAATATGAAATGATTCAAGTTCTTTCCATCAACAATCCATCTAAATACTATATATACCACAAGGCGGTAGTGCTCCGCCGTGTCTGTTATAGTGACATAGAGTTCGCTGTTACCATATATGGCTACACAATGAGCGAGTTAAGGGCTGCGTCTAATTATCGCACCATGGCACAGTGCTATTTGATGTGTTATATACTTAATGGCAGTAACTTGATAGGCGAAGCCGATTCCTACGATGAGGCAGTTAAAATCGCTGAGAAATGGATGGAGGAACAGTAAATGACCGACAACGAATACATATCCGCCTTAAAACTGCTCATAGATTCCGCCATAAGCGTAGGCAGAGACTGGCTCTGGAATGACAGCGATATCATGGACACGCTGACGGATGAAAATGGATTCGGGCTGACATACGATGACTTTGTTATGGCGGGGTTCAAGGAGATGGCAGATGAATATTTTCATTGATACAGAGGCGATGCGGTTTGTGACCGAAAAGGAACTGCGGCAGGAGTTTGAACAGCTCAAGCGGGAGCAGCCGGAAGAATATGATTACACCTTTGAGCAGTACATACAGAACTGCACAAGCAAGAATGGCACATTGGAGGAGACATGAAGGAATATATATTTGAGATACACTACTGTAACTGTAGTATAAAGAAAGACGATATTGTCCGGATAGCAACACCAGATAGCGTTAGCGAAGATAAGACCGTTGAGGCGTTCAGAACGGCCATGCGTAGGGTTCAGGAAGAATACGAAGCATGGATTCAAAGTGAGGATGATTCTCATGACATATATGATGTAGACACGCTTATCGATAGGTACTTGGATGAAGCTGTTCGGGAAATAGATGGTGTATGGGATGGTAGGAAGCACATTGATGGGTTTTATGCCATAGGCGATTAAGGAGGACAAGATGAAACTGTACGTCAGTTCTGCCACGGGCAATATATATGACGAGAACACCCTGCGCGAAAGCTTCTTTATGATGCGCAACGCCGCGCCACGGGAATATGATTACAGTTCCGATGAGTATATTCGCAGGAAAGTGGAGGACAAGCAAGAGTTGTATGAACTAACGCCTGAGCAGATGATGAGCATAATGGTGTCGCTGCTGGCGGCAAACAAGCGAGAACAAGCAAGAGAATTAGCGGTAGCATGGAGGGCATAAATGAAATACCATATGGATACTCACTCGCTCATAAGCGTGGCAAATTATCTTGGTTTTCTTGAAGGTACTGGCCGCATGGAGATAGATGAGGAAGACCAACTGTACGGCATAATGGAGCAAATAGACGAGGATGTCGGTAAAGCATATGAATCTACTTTGGATTCGGGATTCGACTTTTGGACTGAGGTAGACCACTCATTAAAACGGCAAGGGGTGTTAAAGGATGCCAAGTAACTTATTACAATTCAAGCCGCGAGTGGTGGAAACGCCGTACATACTCATCTGCACCAAGTGTGGAGAGGAAAACGAAGGCACGGCGAATTTCTGCTCACATTGCGGCAAAGCGTTAAGGCCGCAGTTGCGCAGCACCAAGCAACAGTACGCGCCGCTGACTAAGCACACAAAGGTTCCGCTCAAAACAATGGCCGAGATAACCGCCATGGAACACTCTTTGCAGGACACCAAGCGCAGGCGTCTCGCGTACAGGAATCTGGTTCTGTTCCGGCTTGGGTGTAACGTTGGCTTGCGCGGCGGGGATTTGGTACAGCTCAAGGCCGGGCAGTTCATTGGCAAGGACAGCAGTCCCAAGGATACGGTGTATGTCATCGAGCAGAAAACCGGCAAGGGCAGGGAACTGAAGATAAGCGACGAGGTGGCGGCGATGGTCGCCCAGTACACGGATGACATGCATCTGGCAAGCGAGGATTTCCTGTTCGGCTCACAGAAGGGAGGATGCCTGACCCGCAAAACGCTCAACGACAACATAATCGTTCCGGCGGCAGAACGGCTGGGGCGGAATCCGCTGTTGTACGGCAGCCACACTATGCGCAAGACATACGCCTATCGCTTCTACACGCAGGCACAACACCTGAGTCAGGAACGTGGATATAGGGCGCTGTCTATGCTCTGTAAGGAATTGGGGCATAGCAACGAGGCCATAACGCTTTGCTACATAGGTATTGAGGCTGAAGAAATCAAAGAGATATGCAACCTGTCGGCAAAGGACTATGACTGGGCATTTGCACAAGCCATCAGAGATGAATTAGGGGAGGAGTAGTTTGATGACGAACAAAGAAAAGGCGATTGGCTACATGAAGGATTTAGGGATATTTGATGATGCTATCAAAGCGTTTGAGACAGACGATATTGTGTTTTTCTCTATCAACGGGTTTATATATAGTCTAACCCCACAGATGCGGCAGACCATTTCTGAAATTGAAAATAAACTGCATAGCGATGCGGTTATTTGGCACGTCATACACGGCAAATACAAAATGTGTGATGGCAGCGAGTTAAACATGGATACGTATCTGCTGGCGACATCTGAGTGTGCCGACGCGCTGGATAAGTGCGAGAACGAAGGCTATTATGCGTTCGCTTTTGTGAACAACATAGATGCGCCGCAGGATTCGGAATTTGGTGATGTAGTTATAGCGGAAAGGTTTGGCGGTCTATACCGTGTATATTAACTGAGGAGGAAACGCTATGCGCTGTGGGACGCGAGTGGTAGCAACAGATTGTGGAGTACGTGTTGGAACTGTTGTTGGGCACGTATGGGGCAGTGGAGAGCTTATGGTGCAGTGGGATGGAATGAAGGGCACAGCATCGGTAGGCAAGCAAACAAACTTGCAGATAGTAGGGTTCGACCCATCTAAGGGAGATAAGCGCGGTGTGTGGCGCAAGAAAACAATTTTGGAAAAGTGGTTGATATATTCCGCGTAATATGGTAAAGCAAACTAAATGTATATGCACAATGGAATATAAGGGAGGAAACGGCTATGAATAACAAACGTAGGAAAGAATTGCGCAGGGCTATTGAGATTATAGAAACAGCGCTGGATATAGTAAATCAAGTTAAGGACGAAGAAGAAGATTCTATGTGCAACTATCCTGAGAATCTACAGGGAACGGAAATATATGAGAATATGGAGGTTGCTGTGGATACTATGGAGGAAGTCGCTTCTGTCATTGAGGATGCTGTGGATTCGCTGAACAACGCTGTAAGCTTATTGGAGGAAACCGTATGACAGAACAGCCGCCGTTCAACTCGGTCGAAACGTTCATACAGGAATACTACCGCCGCAACCCAGACGGGCACTACTTCGACCCGGAGATGCTGAAGTATTTTGGGGAGGACAAGGCGCTCATGCGGGTAATAAACAGGGCGATGACGCTGGCCACGGATATGTTCGGCAATGGCCCGTTCAAGCCGTACTATGTGCTGGTGCGCCCGTCAAAGGTGAAACACCAAGTGGAAACGTGGGACTGTGTTCTGTTTGACGTGAAGACTTTTCGCCCGACAACCAGCGAATTTACACCCAGAACAGAGCAACAAGAAGCTATTCAGAATGCGGTCAAACGCGAAATCTGGCTGAGTTAGGAGGAGGCATTATGATAGCAGGAGCATTAGCAACTTTATTGGCAAGCGGCGCGTACTTTGCGGCGGACAGCATCAAGACGAACGCCAACATATACCGCAACGCCAATCGTATGGACGACGAGGGCGTGTTCTGGCCCACCAATCCGGAAGTGGAGCGCATGTTGCAGCACGACATTCGCAGCCTGTGGGAAACCGGCAAGCGTGACTTCATACCGGAAGGACTGGAAGGATTCTTCGAGGAAAACAACAGCGCGAGGGGAGCTTACTTCGATGCCTTGGCCGCGCAATGTATGCTGGAAAACGGCTGTAAGCCCATGGATGCGTGGGGTTCGTTCAATCGGCATACTTATAATTGCTTTTTGCAGTACAACAGATCGTATGGTGCGGATGCAAACGAGTGGCTGCGCATACACAAACCGGAAATCATTTTGGCGCGGATTGAGAGAACTAAGAAGATAATCCATGAAGCGCAGGTGGCCTCGAAGAAGGTGGCGGATAAGAACAAAATAATATTCGCTATTGTCTTGACGCTCTGCTTGAGCCTGATAGTCGTGGGCATAGTCAAAATGGCAATAGTTAAGAATGAACTTAGGTCAGAGTATAGCCAGATAACACCTTCTGTCATAGAAGCTATCAATAATCGTGCGCACTGGTATGAAGATTATAATGCTGGAGTGCGTTGTCTGGTGCTTGGAATACTCCTGTCAAGTCTTGTACTGATGATTGGATGGCCAATGGTAAAGGGTGCAAAGATAACGGTAAAGTTATGATATAACCGAGTTGAAATGCAGCAGGCGAAGGTGGAAGTTGGGACAATGTCCCACTTGATCCGCTTTATACTCTGTGCAGCACGGTTGCGAATAAAGGCCTTTTGTGCTAAAATTCCGGTAATAAAAACAGTAGTTGAAGGGGCAAGTATGAGCGAAGCGAGAGTCCTATATTGTCAAAGCTGCGGAGCGATGCTGAACGTTGAGGCCAACCGTGCCTACATTTTTTGCCAGTACTGCGGCGCGAAGAACGTAATTGCGTCCGAGCAGATGAAGACCAACATTAACATAGGCGGCATTCAGATAACGGCAAAAACGGAAATAGAGAACATAATCGCCTCCGCTGAGTACGCCGTTTCCATAGGCTAATACAGCAAGGCAAACGAAATGCTGGTTGCGGCAATCATGAGCGGCTATGATGATTACCGCATATACATCACAAAGGCCAAGATAGACCTGCAGCTTGACCACAACCGCAGCCTTTTCGAAAGCCTGCGCAAGCTTCAGCAGCTTGAGCAGCGTCAGAACGGCAATCAGGCTGTTACGGCGGCCATTAGCGAGTTTATGCATTACCGCGGCAAAAATGGCGTTACCGCGCTGCACATTTCAACCTTCCATGAGCAGATGGACATGGTGGTCTACTGTGTAGAGCACGGAAGCGACGTGAACTGCATTGCCGGCGTGAACCGCGTAACGCCCATAAGCATTATGTTCGTGCCTATATCAAGCAAGCTTACCGGGCTTGACGGCACACCGTTCGTTCATCACAAGGCAGCCGTGAAGGAGATCCGCCGCTACCTGATGTCCTGCGTTGCAAAGGATTCTTTCAGGTTTGGATATTGAGTTGCCGGATCAGTTGTGACAAAGTCACAACTGATTTTTGTATACCGCTGTAGCCTGCTGTGCCCTTTCAACACGATGGTTGAACGCATCTATCCAACTAACAGCAGCAGACAGAAGAACAGACAGGCCGAAATTCACAGCAGCGTTCAGTGCTTTTGCACCCAGCGCCGCCCAGTTAAAGCCCTTGTTTAATTTGTCAAGAGCGACCACGCCGCCGTTGGCGGCTTTTGCGGCAGCTTGTGCAGTGTTGGTCATTGTGGAACCGAACTCATCAAGCTTCTCTTTAGCACCGTCAATGCCCTTCTTTACCTGTTCGACATATTGATTATACTCCGTTAACTGCTTAATATCCGCCTTTGAAAAGAAGGTTCGTATCACGCCTTCCTCGTTGTTTAGAAGAATACCCGTTTTGGCGGCAGCTACCAACCAACATAAAGCATGGCTAAATGTTTTATATTATTCAGTATTATGGTATAATTATCTAAAAGGAGGATGGACTGTGTTCAAAAAGGTATACATTATGTATTGTCCTGTATGCGGATATGTTGACGGAGAGCATATAAAGACTGTTTGTCCATTTTGTGGACACGAACTTAGCAATTCAAATCATTTACTAAAAGAAATGCGAGGGAAATTCCGCTGGGAAATAGAACCAATCGCTGAAGACATTTTCCAGAAACTCGTCAAGGATAACCCAGAATTCAATAGTACAAAATATCAGCTTAGGGAAGAAAAAGAGAAAGAGAGAAAAAGACTCGCTGATGAACGGGTACAAAGAAAATGGGATGCTCAAAAGGCGGAGTATGAAAAAATTCTTGCTGAACGCGCCGCCAACGCTCCCCGCTGTCCCACCTGCGGCAGCACCGACCTGAAGAAGATAGACGCGCTCGACCGGGCAATATCCGTGTCCTTCTTGGGGCTGGCCTCAGGCAAGATAGGCAAGAGCTTCAAGTGTAACCATTGCGGGTATATGTGGTAAAACGGTAGGGGAGTGGCTTCCTTTCGCTGATTTGCGAACTGCTATCGAAAGTGGCAACTGTGAAAGTTTCACACTTGAAACTTTATTGTTCTCAAATGCAAAATGCGGCATAGAGAGGAACGATTTTTTTGTTGTCCTCAAAGCCGAAGTTTTTGGCAGAGAGCTTGATAGCATAAGCGGGCTTGTAGGTGTCCATATAGACTTTTAAGCTCTTGGCTCTGGTGTTGTCGGCAGACTTGACCTCAATGGGAATGAGCTGACCGTCACGCTGAATGATAAAATCAATTTCAGCCCCACGCTCGGACTCCCAATAGTAGGTGTGGTAGCCGTTAATGGAGAGCTGCACATTGACATAGTTCTCCGCCATACCGCCCTTGAAGTCGTTGATTTCCTCGACCATATAGAGAATATCATTGGCGGCTAAATCCTTCTTGGCGCAAAGCAGCCCTAAGTCGGACACATAAATCTTGAACGCATCAATATCACGGTAGTTTTCAAGCGGCTTTTTGATTTGATCGACCTTGTAGACCTGTGACACGATACCAGACAAGCAAAGCCATTCAATCGCATTTTCAAATTCGGAAGCCCGTCCGCCTTTCTTAATCAGCTTATATTGGAAACGGGTATTCTTCCTGGAAAGCTGAACAGTAATACTATCATAAACAAGCATGATTTTCTTGATTTTATTCGGAGTATTATACTTGCCCATATCATTGAGATAGCTTGCAAGTATTGTATCCTGTGTATGGCGGACAAGGATATAATCCTTGGTTTCGGCAAATTGCATCACGCACTCCGGCATACCGCCGACCACAAGATACTGACGGTAAAGCTGCATTGCGGCATCGTGCAAGGCAGACGGCAACGGCGTATCGGTTTGGAAGCACTTTTTAATCTGCTCTACCAAGTCGTTCTCACCGAGCGCCAACATAAATTCCTCCATATCCATAGGATAAAGCGTTTTCATATCGACCTTTCCTACGGGGAAAGAGAATTTTGCTCTGTTGACCGCAACGCAGAGCAAGCTGCCTGCAACGATGATGTGGTAATCTGGAGCGTCCTCGCAGAAGTATTTAAGCGAAGTCAATGCCCTTTCGCAGAGCTGCACCTCGTCGAATACAATCAGCGTTTTTTCCTTTACGATAGTCTGGCCTGCAATATGGGACAAAATCGGTATCAGATAATCGGGGCTGATGTTTTCCTCAAAGGTTTCGTTCAGCTTTGGGTTGGTTTCAAAGTTAAAGTACGCCACATTTTCATAGTGAGTGCGCCCGAACTCCAGAATGGAATAGGTCTTTCCAACCTGTCTTGCACCTTGTAAAATAAGGGGCTTGCGGTGAACGCTATTTTTCCAAGCTTCCAAAAAAATCATAATTTTCCTGTACATAATCAGACCTCCTTAAAGGTACTAAGTACAGTATAACGAATATTCGCGTAAAAATCAATGGACTTTTGTTGCATATTTGCACTAAATAACACGAATGCGCCATTTCAAGAAATGTGCGATATGTTTTCAATGGTTTACCGCCCCTTTTTTATTTGAAATTTGCAACATGACCGTATTTTGATACAAGCGGGTTCTTTTGTGCTATAATCGGCATTGACAAACGAACGAAGGAGGACGCGGGCATATGCGAGCATATAATCAAAAACAAGGCTACGGTTAGCGGATGACGGAACACAGGGCGAAGCCCGACAGATCCGTTGACCTGCAAATCTAAATCATCATTTCATATTAAAGAAGGCAAAATGAACATCATAATTAAATACAAGAGGTTTCACGGAATAAGCAACGAATCAGCTAAGTTATTAGCATATCTATCAGTCTTTATACATATCATCAAACATAATCAATGAACAGGAGCGAGTTAAATGCACGTTAAGAACATATATCCCACCACAACCACCAACGAAGACCTTATAGGGCTGGCCGAGATGGCAAGCACATATCTTAGCAGCATGCCGGCGGCGCTTGCGACTAACGAGATATTGGCCGTGCCTACCGAGCGCGTCATAAGGCGCACAAAAGGAGAACGATAATAGGTGATAGCAATATACGCCAGGCAGTCCTTGGATAAAAAGGACAGCATATCAATCGAAACACAGATAGAACTATGTAAGAAGGAGATAGGGGACGAGCCATATAAAGAATATGTAGACAGAGGCTACAGCGGCAAGAATACGAACCGCCCGCAGTTCAAGGCGATGATGCAGGACGTGGAGAACGGCGTTATCAGCAAGATAATAGTCTATAAGCTTGACAGACTCAGCCGCTCCACGCTCGACTTCGGCGAGCTTATGGACGCATTGAGCAAGCACAACGTTGAGTTCTCATCCACAAGGGAGAAGTTCGATACGTCAACGCCCATAGGCAAAGCCATGCTCAATATAATAATGGTGTTTGCGCAGCTTGAGCGCGAAACCATTCAGGTGCGCGTGCAGGATAACTTCCGCATGCGCTCCGCCCACGGGGCATACGACGCCAAAGCCCCATACGGATACGCAAAAACAAAGGTGATGGTGCATGGCAAAGCCGTAAGCACACTCAAACCGGACAAGGCGTATTCGCTAATGGTCAAAAAGATATTCGAGCAGTATGCCTATACGTCCACATCGTTAGGCTACCTTGCCCGCACGCTCAACCAGCAGGGCATAAAGTCCGCAAACGGCGCAGCATGGGACTCCTGCAAGCTGAGTAAGCTGCTGTGCAACCCGATCTACGTCAAGGCCGATGCCGAGGTATACAAGTACTACCGCGCCAAGGGCATGGAGATAACCAACGATATAGACGACTTCCGCGGGCAATACGGCTGCGTAACATACGGTCAATGGGACAGGGCGAAGAATAAGTTTGCTCAGCTTTCGGGGCTAACGCTGTCCATAGGCCTGCACGAAGGCATTATTGACGCAAAGACGTTTCTCGCCTGCCAGTACAAGCTTGCCGACAATACGCAGATAAACAACACCGGCCGCGGCAAGCATTCTTGGCTAACAGGGCTGCTGAAGTGCGGCTGCTGCGGCAAGGCTATGAAGGTCATGACGTATAAGGACACGGCTACGTTCAGATGCTCAGGCGCAATGAACACCGGGCTGTGCAGCGATTCGCCGTCAATCGGCATGCATGAAATAGAGGAAGCAGTTGAGCGGGAGATATTCGCCCATGTAGCGCGGCATCAGGAGCTGGTGGTTCAGAAGCGCAAAGAGGAGGACAACAAGGCGCACAACTATAAAATCGCCATTGCAAAGCTGGATGACCAGATAGCCAACCTCATAACCGCCCTTGCCGACGGCACGGAGTTGACCATGAAGTACATAAACGGCAGGATAAGCGAGCTGCAAAAGCAGCGCGACATATTGACCGCCGAACTTCAGCAGCATAAGAACGCCACCAAGCAGCAGGGCGACATAAAGCAGTTCCATGATATAATCAACCTTTGGCCCGGCATGACCATACCGCAAAAGCACGAGATAGCCATGATGCTCATCAGGCGCGTGGAGATTCAGGAGGATACGACGGGGATTTATTGGAAGTATGATCTGTAG